TCGACCACCAGACCGACTACTACGAGGACGACCAGTAATGCAGCGCATGAGGTACAGTCCAGAGGACGAGCAGCTTCTGATGGCGCAGTTGTGGTCGCCACAGATCAAGGATGATCCGGAAGCCTTCGTCATGTTCGTGTTCCCCTGGGGGCAGAAGAACACCCCGCTGGAGCACTTTAAATCGCCAAGGGCGTGGCAGCGCAGAACGCTGCGCAGGATCGCGCAGTTCATTCGTGAGAATCGGGGCAGGATGACCCAGGGTGAGTTGATCGACGCCATGCGCAGAGCGATCAGTTCAGGTCGGGGTGTGGGTAAGTCGGCACTGGTCAGTTGGTTGATCTTGTGGATGCTGTCCACTCGGATTGGATCGTCTGTCATCGTCAGCGCCAACAGTGAGAACCAGTTGCGCAAGGTCACCTGGGGTGAGTTGACCAAGTGGGTGACGATGGCGCTGAACGCGCACTGGTGGGAGCCGACAGCCACCAGCCTGAACCCGGCACGATGGCTGACGGAGTTGGTCGAACGGGATCTGAGGAAGGGCACGAGATATTGGGGCGCTGAGGGGAAGCTGTGGTCGGAGGAGAACCCGGACGCCTACGCCGGGGTGCACAACATGGACGGCATGATGGTGATCTTCGACGAGGCCAGCGGGATACCTGACAGTATCTGGTCGGTCGCGGCGGGATTCTTCACCGAGAACATCCTCGACCGATACTGGCTCGCGTTCAGCAACGGTCGGCGCAACACCGGGTACTTTTACGAGGCAGTGGACGGCAGCAAGCGGGACTTCTGGGAGTCGGAGAAGATCGACGCTCGTGAGGTCGAGGGCACCGACAAGACCATCTATCAGCAGATTATCGAGGAGTACGGTGAGGACTCGGACGAAGCGCGGGTGGAGGTCTACGGGGACTTTCCCAAGTCGGGTCAGGACCAGTTCATCAGCCCGCATGTGGTGGACGACGCCATGAAGCGTCCGCTGTACAAGGACATGACCGCACCCATCGTGATTGGTGTCGATCCGGCACGAGGCGGGATGGACAGCACCGTCATCGTGGCGCGTCAGGGACGGGACATCATCTCGATCAAACGCTACCGGGGTGACGACACCATGACCGTTGTCGGGCACGTCATCGACGCCATCGAAGAGTTCAAGCCTGCACTGACTGTGATCGACGAGGGCGGTCTGGGCTACGGCATCCTTGACAGACTGACCGAGCAACGCTACAAGGTAAGAGGGGTGAACTTCGGTCGGAAAGCGAAGAACCCGATCATGTGGGGTAACAAGAGGGCTGAGATGTGGGGAGCCATGCGTGACTGGCTCAAGACCGCCAGCATTCCCCAGGATCGGCAGCTTAAGGCAGACCTGGTCGGTCCGATGAAGAAGCCCAACTCGGCAGGCACCATCTTCCTTGAGGGGAAGAAGGAAATGAAGGCCCGAGGGTTGGCATCACCTGACGCAGCAGACGCGATTGCCGTGACGTTCGCCTATCCTGTCGCACATCGACAGTATCGAGAGTCGCCTGGTGGTGCTCGACGGGTCAACGCGCAGGGTGGACGGTCGATCTCAACAAGTTGGATGGGTGCGTAATGGCGAAGAAAGGCGTGTCACTGAGCGTCAAGAAGGGTGAGAAACTGCCCGTTTCCAAGGGTGCCGGGTTGACTGAGAAGGGTCGAGCCAAGTACAACAGGGAGACGGGGTCGAACCTCAAGGCACCCGCACCAAACCCCAAAACGAAAGCTGATGCGGCGCGGAAGAAGTCATTTTGCTCAAGAATGGGTGCCGTGGCTGCGAAAGCCAAAGACGGTGAACGTGCCAAAGCCTCGCTCAAACGGTGGAAATGCTGATGCCGAAGAAAGGGTTATATGCGAATATTCACGCCAAGCGTGAGCGCATCGAGAAGGGCAGCGGTGAGAAGATGCGCAAACCTGGCTCGAAGGGTGCGCCAACTGCCAAGGACTTCAAAGAGTCTGCGAAAACCGCCAAGAAGCCGAGGAAATCCTGATGCCACTCGTCAAAAGTTCGTCCAAAGACGCATTTCGCAAGAACGTCAAGGCTGAGATGGCTGCTGGTAAGCCCCAAAAGCAAGCCGTCGCCATTGCCTACGACGTGAAGCGCAAAGCCCAGAAATCCTCCAAAAAATCCAACTCGAAGTGCAAAAAATGAACCTCAAAGCCCGTGAAGATTGCCTGATTGTTCGCCCAGACCTCGAAAAATCTGCCATGATTGCACTATTGCGCCAGAAGCGCACCGGAATGGGTATTGTCGTCAAGGCAGGTCCCCTCGCCACCGAGACGAAAGTGGGCGACAAGGTGGTGTTTGGCGACAACATCGGGCAGGACTTCAAGTGGGAAGGTGAGGATCTGCTCGTCATGCGCGAAGAACACGTTTTGGGAGTCGTTGAATGAAAGACTCGGGGGTTGTCACAGCGGCGCGAGTCGCTGAGAACGGACCAGAGAAGAACAGCGACAAGTCGAGAGACATCCTGTCGGAAGCAAGAAGTCGCCTGAAAATGGCGATTTCTGCGTTTTCGGAGTCGCGTGAGGACGAACTGGACGATCTGCGCTTCTATGCTGGCTCGCCTGACAACAACTGGCAGTGGCCTGCTGATGTGCTGGCAACTCGTGGCGCTGTCCAGGGGCAGACCATCAACGCTCGCCCTACTCTGACGATCAACAAGCTGCCACAGCACGTCCACCAAGTCACCAACGAGCAGCGCATGAACCGTCCTGGGATCAAGGTGATTCCGGCTGACGATCAGGCGCAGGACGAGGTGGCCGAGATCTTCAACGGCGTGATTCGGCACATCGAGTACATCTCGGACGCTGACGTTGCCTACGATACCGCCTGCGAGAACCAGGTTGCCTACGGTGAGGGTTACATCCGGCTCCTGACCGAGTATTGCGACGATGAAACCTTCGATCAGGACATCAAGATCGGCAGGATTCGCAACAGTTTCAGCGTCTACATGGATCCAATGATCCAAGACCCAACGGGTGCAGATGCCCGCTGGTGTTTCATCACCGAGGATCTGACCAAGCAGGAATACGAGCGTCTGTATCCAGATGCAGCGCCCATCTCGACATTGCAGAGTTTGGGTGTAGGCGACCAGTCGGTAACTCAGTGGATCGGTGAGAACACTGTCAGGATCGCTGAGTATTTCTACGTCGAGCACGAGAAGAAGACCCTGAACCTCTACCCTGGCAACGTCACAGCTTTCCAGGGGACGCCTGAAGACAAGCAGATGCGCCTGATGTTCGGTAAGCCTCTGCGTCAGCGTGAGTCAGCAATCCGTAAGGTCAAGTGGTGCAAGACCAACGGGTACGAGATCCTTGAGGAAAGCGATTGGGCAGGTAAGTACATCCCTGTCGTGCGTGTCATCGGTAACGAGTTTGAAGTTGACGGTCGCATGTACATCTCGGGTCTGGTGCGTAATGCCAAAGACGCACAGCGCATGTACAACTACTGGCTGTCTCAGGAAGCTGAGATGCTGGCGCTGGCACCTAAAGCACCCTTCATCGGGTACGGTGGGCAGTTCGAGGGTTACGAGACGCAGTGGAAGACCGCCAATACGACCAACTGGCCGTATCTGGAGGTCAATCCAGACGTGACTGATGCCAATGGTGCGGTTCTTCCTCTGCCAGCCCGTGCGCAGCCTCCTATGGCGTCCAGTGGGCTGCTGCAGGCCAAGCTAGGGGCTGCTGACGACATCAAGGCGGCGACCGGGCAGTACAACGCATCGTTGGGCATGACCAGCAACGAACGCTCTGGTAAGGCGATTCTGGCCCGTCAGCGTGAGGGTGACATCGGCACCTTCCACTACGTTGACAACTTGGCTCGTGCGATCCGTCATGTCGGACGGCAACTGGTCGATCTGATCCCCAAGATTTACGACACGCAGCGCATCGCTCGCATCATCGGTGAAGATGGTCAGTCGTCCACGGTCAAGATCAACCCAATGCAGCAGGAACCCGTCAGACCGATCATGGATCAAAACGGCATCGTTCTGGAGAAGATCTACAACCCGGCAGTCGGCAAGTACGACGTGCGTGTGGTCACAGGTCCAGGGTACGCCACCAAGCGTCAGGAGGCTCTGGAGAGCATGGCGCAACTGCTGCAGGGCAACCCGCAGTTGTGGCAGGTGGCCGGAGACCTGTTCGTCAAGAACATGGACTGGCCGGGTGCTGATGAACTGGCTGCAAGGCTTGCCAGCACCATTGATCCCAAGATCCTCAACGCCAACAAGGACGACGATCCTGCCCTGCAGGCTGCGAACATGCAGATCCAGCAGATGGGACAGGAGATGGAGCAGATGCACCAGATGCTCAAGGGTGTGCAGCAGTCTGTCGAGGCGCGGGAACTGCAGATCAAGGAGTTTGAAGCACAGGTCAAAGCTTACGACTCCGAAACCAAACGGATCAGTGCTGTGCAGGCTGGCATGAGTCCTGAGCAGATCCAAGACATTGTGATGGGCACCATCGCGGCTGCACTCGATACGGGTGACCTGGTGGCAGGATCTCCGCAGATGCCACCACCAGAGATGCCTGTGGGTGCTGAGATGGCTCCCCAAGGGGTGCCAATGATGCCGGGTCAGGAGGGCATGGTATGACGTGCGAAGTGTTCATCGGTCGGTTGTTTCTGGCTCGG